CAAGATCTTCGACAGAGACAATCTTCTCAAAGTGAAGTGCTTGACGATTTGGCTGCTGTTGGGTATCAAGGTTCAAGCGCTTCGTTTGTAAACCAATAGTCTTCAGAAGTTCAACTCCACCACTTGGAATTAGAAGGCGCCATAACTTTTTACATGTGTATCGACCACCAGGCATGTCTCTAGAAGTTTCATCTTGCGCTGTATTAATGCGAGAGTTGACACCCATCGTTTGAAGCATGAGTAAAACATCCCTGATGAAATCATAATGAATAGAACCAATCTGGATAGAAATGCCTCGACCCCCTTGGTGTCTCGTGACACAGCCGTCACCATCCATGAAACCAGCCAACCACTCAAGTTTTGTATTGAGTGAATAGTTTATGGGTACGACGAACTTCTCATCGATATCTTTCGGGAGACGGAGACGAACTCGTTTACACATATCATTCGTAGAAGCATAATCATACTCAGTGAACTTCATGAGTTCCTTCTTTTCATGATAGAGATCCAACCACTTCTGTTCGGAGTGTGAATTAGCCTGACAAGTACCATCATTTTCATATTCCTTTTCATTTAATTGGTGACGCATACAAAGACCATTTTCTTTCGCCGTGTAAGAGCATCTTTTCGGGTCACCAGAAGATGAAGTCGTTCCATCCGCACAAAAGAGGCCGTGAGTGTATGCATAATTCATATATTTTTCATTTGATTTAATAACAGGTAAGGAGTGCTTAATAATTTTCATATCTTTTTTAAGATTTTGAGCTTCGATGGGTTCATCATGACCAACGATCCAAAACTTGTGGTACGGTGTGCAGCGAAGTGAGAGACCCCTACTTGTGTTGACCGTTAGGAGTTTTTGATTTTCACCGGTTTGACGAATAGTCGTATTTGAAAACTCTTCACCGTTCCATACTTCAACTTCTTGATCTTTGAGTTCTGAAATTACCCGTTGCCCCTCACTCGTGAGAATCTTGGTTTCAGGTGCGACACACAAATTGGAGCTCTTGATGACACCCAAATTCTTCTGGTTCGACTTAGAGTTGCACGCATCCTTGTAGAGCATATAGGGGGTGCCAGTCTCCGTTTGGGACTTGAGAATAGCCTTCCATACATCGGCTGCGGGGAGGGTCGTATTGGCGAGACCCTCCTCCTCATACTTTAGGTACAACTCTTCAAACTCCTGACCGTAGCAGTCAGAGAGACCCTTAGCCGTGTCTGGGCAGAAGAGGGACCAGTTTCCCCCCTCCTCGACCCTCTTCATGAAGAGGTCGGGGATCCAGAGGGCTGAGAAGAGGTCGCGGCACCTCGCCTCCTCGTCACCTTGGTTGAGACGGAGTTCGAGGAATTCCATGATGTCGGCGTGCCACGGTTCAATATAGACTGCGATCGACCCCTTCCGACGACCGGCTTGATTCACGTAGCGCGCGGTTGCGTTGAAAACCCTGAGCATGGGGATGATACCATCCGATTGTCCGTTGGTGCCACGAATCTTCGACTTGTTCCCCCGAATATCGTGGATATGCATCCCGATACCCCCAGCCCATTTGGAGATTTGGGCACATTCTGTGAGGGTCCCGTAAATTCCATCGATGCTATCTCCCTTATTTGCGATGAGGAAGCAACTCGACATTTGTGGTCGGGGCGTCCCAGCGTTGAAGAGTGTGGGGGTGGCGTGAATGAAGAGTCCTCGGGACATCTTGTCGTAGGTGTCGAGAACAGATGGGATGTCCCTCCCATGAATACCGATGGAAACCCTCATGAACATATACTGTGGTGTCTCGATCAACTTCCCATCGACGCGTTGGAGGTAACTCTTCTCGAGGGTCTTCAGACCGAAGTATCCAAAGTCGAAATCGCGGTCGGTGTCAATTGCCCCCTTGAGCTGTTGGGCAACCTCCACAACCTCATCGGTAACGACACCCGCTTTATGGAGTTTCTTCATGGCGAGATGAACATTATTGGGGCACACCTTGTGAATGTTACTGGCGATGATACGGGTGGCTAGAATTTCATAGTCAGGGTCGGCGGTGATCATACCAACACAAATTTCAGCGGAAAGTATGTCAATTTCCTGCGCGGTGATGTTATCATACATCGAAGAGAATACCTGCTGTGCAACCTTGGAGGAATCACAATTTTCCGAGAGTCCATACGTTAAGTTCTTGATCCTATTGGTGACGTTATCAAATTTCATTTCCTCAATACGACCTGAGCGTTTAATGACCCTCATATATATTTCATTCTACTTTTATTTTTAACTTATTTCTTGCACTCGAGGTCTTTACTCCTCACCGCAACGGTCCCGAACGTTTCAAATTTACGGTCGGATTGGAGCAGGTAGGTATTCACAAAGAAGGGACCCTCCTCACCCGCCTTGCTCACAGGGGGGTAGGATCCAACGAAGCAGGCTGGGGGGCTGCATGGAATTTGTTCGGAAGTTGGTGGCTTGTTGGCGTAGATTTCATCAAAGTCAGCGAAGTTCACCATTTACTATCTACATATAATTTTTTTCGGCGAGTACACTATATGTGTGATAACCTCCACCTCGATTCCCTTCAGCAGTGTGAGACTCCACTGAACACCCTATTCTTTTCCGATTTCAACAAAAATCTGATTCAGCGTGGCATCCGGCAGGCGTTCAAGAATAAGACTGGTATCGCCATCGACTACCAGAATCCCGACGACTTGTACGGTATCATGCGCGCCGTCTTCATCAACAACTCTGGTGATCACTACGAGGATGTCAAGGAGCAGGTCAAGAAGATTAATATCCGTGTGATCACCACCGCCATGTCCCAAATTCAAACCGGTGTTTCCCAATTCATCGCTTATAATCGTGACATTGACACCATAAGTGTTCCCCTGGACCAACCCATGAATACGAGCACGGTTGGCAAAAAAATGGATTTTAATGATAAAATTGGAATCAATTAAAGATTACAACCCAGTAAGTAGTAAGTTATGAATCTAAACTATTACAAAACTGAAACTGAGAAAGTATGTAAATCAAAGGGGTGGGATCGAGCGGGTATAGATACAGTGTGGCTCCTCTTGACGGAAGAATTTGGTGAGCTCGCTTCAGCCATTCGTCAGCACAAAAATACATACAAGAAGATGAACCTCAAGAAGGACCGGGGCACTGATGTCATGATGGAGATGGGAGATGTATTCAGTTACCTCTTCCAACTGGCACACATGTTGAATATAGACCTAGATAAGATGTGGGAAGAACATCGGTCTAAAGTGCAGACTAAAAAATATAATCTGAAGTAGTAATAACAGTGATGAGTAAGTTTATGCTCAGCGATGACGACGCCATCAATGACGTAAATCCATTTGTCACACACGATTTCTCCCTTCCAGGGGGTGTGCGACAGACGGGTAATTTTGCAGATTTTATCGAAGTCAAGAAAGTCAGCGATTTGGGGGTTGTAGAGAAGAGTGTCTTCTGCAGTACTGGTCTTTGTGAAGATCAGACGGAGCCACGTGTCATGAGAAAGAAGGTACGCCCTCACCGCAATATCGATTGTGGTTTCACGAACACGAACACGAAAAGCGAGCAACAATCAGTTGTTGTCGGCGTTTCAAACAGGCGTATTCCCTATTTTTGGATTTTTTTGGTCATTCTCATCCTCACTCTAGTTCTATTATACGTAAGACGTTGAAGAAATATTCAAGTCGGGACCTCTTCGTACAACTTTGAATAGCGTGGGGTATGTAATACTTACACATCATTCTAACACATTCCATCTGCCAAGCACTCTCCATATTTACACGGGGTGGTTGGAACGTTGGATCCAGAATCTTCATAGCGTGGGCAATGCGAACCCACGTTCTTTCGGTTTGTTCATACGCGAGGACATTGTCGAAAATAAGTTCAGCCATGCGCTGCCTCACCTCTAACGTCTTCTTGACCATCGTATCTAGAAACTTTTCATAGGGAATCGATTGCTTGGAAGATTCCAGATACACCCAATCCGCCAGGGGTTCGGTGTTAATATAGTCGGTATAGGTTGCGTAACCCTTACCCTTCTTGTATCGTTCATATGTAATTTCAACATAAGCGAGATCTGACTCCACGTCGTGTATAGATTTTGCAGACTTGATAAAGGAGGTCATTACCTTTATTTAAATTTTTCTCTCTAAGTACTGTATATGGACGAAGTTGTGCTCCTTCTCGTACTATTGATAATGTCAAGTGTTTTTTTGGCACTTGGTGGAGCTGTTTGGGTATTTACCAGGCCAGTAGAGGGTGACGAGTGCAAAGGTGAAGACCCAAATGCCGAATACGAGATTGATGACAAGGGAAAATGTGTGTTCATTAAATGTAAAGGGGGTTACGTGGATGATGGTAAGTCATGTGTAGTTCCAAAGGAAGAGGAAGAGGAAGAGGAAGTATTCATCTATGATAACAGTGAAAATTTTGTGTATGAGTTCATCGTGAATGAAGAGACTGAACGACCAATCCACATCACCGATATTGAGGCTGATGGTGTCAGGGTGTCGAGTGAACAGCTTGAAATAAACCAGGAACCCAAACACGCTAAGTGCAACAGTAAAGCGGGTAAATATGAATGTGAGGGAGACAATTATGGGATTAATGACCCCGAACCAGCAGACGATCCACACATGAAAGACCTTACTTGGTCTGCTTGGAAAGAGGGTCAAGGTGAAGTTGGAGACAAGGTGTTCACTATCACCATGCCCTCGAAGGTTTCAAAATTCACCATTGATTATTTCAGACCCAAGTTCGTCCCGGGATGGACGATTAAGGAGAATGGTACCGAAGTTTTGTCCACATCGAAGGGTGCTAATAAAGATAAACCCACTCCAACCGTGGTGGAATACATAATTCCCTAAACGAACGCCTAAGTGATCCCATCAAAGTACAGAAAAATAAGTCAAAATGTATTCATCAATCGCCAATAACAGTTTTTCGTATCTCCTCACCCTCGATGAGATGCGAAAGGCTCTACCCGACGAGACCAGACCCTCTTGGGTGAAGATTACGACAATCACGATGGTCTCAAGATTTGAGAAGGAAATTGACATAAAGCGTCTTCGCAGCAAGTTTGAAGAAGTTGGGTCGTACAAGATGCGACGCAAGGGAACCACAATCGACGGTTTCGAATGGAAGCTCAAACCCACAACCTTCTACAACCAGGTGACTCTCACCTACCATGATACCTACAGTACCAAGTCTGTCAAGGTGTTCCCAAATGGGAGCATCCAGGTAGCCGGGTGCTGTGACCTCTTCGACTGCAAACGCATCATCACCCAGATCGTTCATATTTTCAAAGTCTTTTTGGATTTGGAAATCGAAGTCTCGGAGAATTCTTTTCGGGTGGTCATGATCAACTCCAACTTCAGTCTCAACTACAACATTAACCTGTTAAAGGTTGCGGATTGGTTCGAGCGATACAATGATATCTTCAAAGTATCATTTGAACCAGATAGGTATTCGGCGGTTAAGATCAAATTCAAACCAGCCCATGAGATGAAAGAGATCACATGCAGTATCTTCAGTACTGGAAAGATCATCATCACCGGTGCAGAGACCCTGAAGGAGATTGCTTTCGCCTACAACATCATCAACCAGCACATCAACGAGAATCCCGAGATTCGGGTCTCACGCACAGAGGAAACCGATGTCTTTGACATTTATTTGGGATACAGGTGTGATCCATTCGTCGAGAAACTCAGAGAGAAGGGATTTGAATCTTGGATGAAAACAATTACCAATAGACAAATTAATTTCTAATTAGATAGTAACAATATGTCTCAGCGACTTGGTATGGCCGATGGTCGATGCTTCACCGTGAATACATCTGCGCAACTTTTTAATAATTATGTGATGAAACAAAACGGTATCTCTTTCGAGGACAACTACTCGTACCGCCAGCTTCTCCAAAAGCAGGGTCCGGAACTCATGTCCAAGGTACAGGAGGAGCAGGGTAAGGGAAACTGCATAACCTGTGACAAACCCCTTCTCAAAGTTTCGGGTATTTACTGAGAGAAATCACGAAAAAAACTTTAGAACCTTCCTATAGAATGTCGACATGTTCCATATGTCTCAATGAAGTCAAGGCGACGAGGAGTAATCCGCCGATTCGTTGCGGACATGTGTTTCATTCCCACTGTCTACAGGAATGGACAAAAAGAGGTAAGAACACGTGCCCCACGTGTAGAAAGGTATTCGATGCTTCCCAGTTTAAGATTGTCGTTTCGATTCAGAACAATTACACAGCAGCTTCAAACTCTGTGTCATTGAATGATGAATCTATTTTCAGTGTGATGGATCTATTTGATTTAAACTTTGACGTTCATGATATGTTAGATTTAGACAGCATTCTTACCGACTTTGGGGTGAGTCTTGCCGACTTTGATTCCTCTATTTTTGACACAGAATGAGCTACAATACCTTTCATAGTTTAGACCTGGATAGTTTCGGGAAGCTTTTCGAGGATCTTTGATGACCTTTCCCTTCGCATCAGCCAGAAGTGGTCCAGTTGCCCATCCACGCTTGTGACTGAATACGTTCGTCCTAAAGACAATTTGCTTACCAACCCTGAATGTACCAGCCCGCTTTATCCGTGATTCAGGAATGTTAAAGAATTTTGCCACAGACCCGATAGTATCCCCCGGCTTCACTTTGTATTCTACGACACCATGCTGCTTGTAAAAATGAAAGTCACCTTGACGGATGTAATTGGTGGGCCTGCCAGGGGACACAAACATCATCACCTTGTAGTACCCCTTTTTACACTTTTCAGTCGGTCCAGCCTTGTAAATCTTCTTTGGGTTGTCTGATACGACGCGGTTTGGGAGACCCGTACAGTGGGTGTAGTTGTGATTACCATTAGAAAGTCCAGAACGATCCCCTGGAATGGACTTTTGCCACCTGTATGCCTCATAGTCACCCACGGCGTAGGCGTAACAGTTATTATTCCCAATGCCAGTCTTGGTCCCCCACCTTCTATTTGTAAATTTACTTTCAGAACCACTGAGAGGTGGTCCCTTCATTTGTAATTGATACAGAAAAAAATATCCACATGTAATAAATGATTCAGGAAGTTACCAAAGCTGAAACCAGATCCGATGCGCTCACCGAGTTTCTCATGTTCGTACTCGTCGTGCTGATTAGCACCTTCCTCCTTCGCCTCGTGTGGAACCGTTCCCTCGTGAAGCATATCACCGTGCTCAAGCCCATCAACACCATGCTTGATGCCTTCACACTCTCCCTCGGTCTGGCCGTCGTCCGTGGTATTTAAACTTCACTGTACCCAACGGTCTTTTCACCTTCAGGGCTCACCAGGGTGGGGTAGCCATTCATCCCCTTACAGTCTTCCTTGTCGCAATCGACAAAGGTGTGGGGTTTCCCATTTTTCTTCATGTAGTCTAACTGCTTCCGAGTCCAACCGCAACCCATGGTCCCGAAAACAGCCCACTTCTTGCCGTCCTCTACGGGCGCCTGACTAGTTTGCATGAGAATTATGACATCAATGATCGCGAGGAGGATGAGAGCAAACATATTTTATTATAGGTAAATATTAAAATGCCATCAACTGTACTTTCTATGGGAAACAAAAATGTCACGCTCAAATACACCAGGAAAATGCCCCGTGGTGAAGTTGAACGGATGAAATCATTCGTCACTAAGGATGGGGTGAAGCTCACCAAAACGCCAAAGTTTAAGATACTCTCTGAAATTGATGAGGGTACGAAGAGGGTTTTTAAGGTTGACAAATCTTCTTTTTGAGTGCATCGACTCCATCTTTATCTAGTTTATTTACGAACTTATTAATGTACCTATTAACTTCCTTCTTTGGTGTGGGGGTCTTAGCCTTGGGTGCGACCGTCTGAATTTTAGGAACTGGACCCGTCCTCCTTCGAGCTGGACCGGCTTTGGATTTAGCTTTATTAGCCGCAAGTATAGCTGCAATCCTTTTAATCTTCTCTTTCCTTTCAGCTGTTGAAGGTTTGGCACTGGGCGTCTTAGTCTTGACATTGGGAAGAGTCTTAGGCTTAGTCTTAGGCTTAGGCTTAGGGGCGATCATTTTGAGAGTTTCATCGAGAGTCTTTGATCCATTTGGTCTGTCCGCATCAGTTAAGAATGGGTGAGTCAAAATAGTCTTGAAGGAGGGAAGGTATTGCTTAAGGAGATTGGGGCGTGGAGGTGTGAGCAAAGACCCATCTACGGTATATTTCCCGTTAAACTCGAGGAACTCTTTGTCGGGTATGAGTTGATCAATGAAATTTTTTATTTCTCGCTCCTTACCATCCGCAGGATATTTCACTTTACGATAAATGGCATACAAGAACTTGTGAATATCATAGTAAATCGTACCTGGACGATCCTTATATATACCCACATACTCGTATCCACCATCGGCAGTTTCTGGATTTGGCATACGACTGGACCAGTAAGATAGACCAAAATCAATTATATGAGCAGTCACACCAGCGTTTGTACGCTTATACTGTTTGATATTCGGACCACCGGTGTCAACTTTCCAAGTGTATTGGGTGGTGAGGTCTTTTGGATTAACCATCACGTTACCTCCATGTAAATCACGGTGACGGAAGTCTGGGTATTTTTGGTTAATTCGGTAAAGATTATTAAAAACCTGTACGATTACAGACTTTATCGCACCAAGAGATGGATTAGTTTTCCACCACGAATTAAAGGACATACCATTAAGAAGTTCCATGTAAATAATATCCTTAGGTTTGGTGCGTCGTGTTGGTGTGATGACCCTTCCGTCATTGCGTATTTTTTGGGGTGTTTTATTTTGGATGGGGCACTTCTTAAAGAGATACACCTCTGGAACTGCAAACTCCTTTAATTTCTGGGCAACCTTGAATTCAAACTCGAAGGCGCCAGGAACACTCTTCGATGTATCTATCTCCTTGTACGCGACATAGCGACGACCGTTATCGTTAATACTTCCACGGTACGTCTTACCAAACTTACCTTCACTTAGTGTCATACCCTTTCCCGTACGCAGGGTTGGTGAGTTGTAAGCAGGAACTTTCAAAAAGTGTTCTGGGATACAAGCCTTCTCACCTCTGAGTAACTTCTTTAGATTACTCTCAATGTTAGACATACTTATTGGTAAGAAGTTATTTTCAACTTACCAAGAAGGAATTGGATTTTTTTTTGATTTTTGGGACTTAGACATCAACATCCTCATCGAGATCTTCCTCAACATCAATGTCCTCTTCGGGAAGGTCGAGTCCCTGGAAGGCGAAGGAGGGAAGCTTAGCAGACTGCTCGAGGAGGGTCTGCTGAAGGCGGATAGTCACGCCAAACTTGTTATCGATGAACCAGATCTGGTTGAAATCGACGATGGCGACGCACTTCTGCCCCTTCTCGATGGTGTCAAGAGCCACTGGTTCCTTCTTCATCGTGTAGGCCTCTGGAACAAAAGTTCCATCAGCCTTTGTAAGGATCTTGAGCTTGATGGTAGATGGATACTGCTCCTTACCGGGGCGAACCATGGGCTTGTAGAGTGCCTCCTTGAGGACAGCGACGTTAAACTCCTTACCGAGCCACTCCTTAGAGTTGGCGGCAACAGTATTGACGATGATATCATCGAGCTCCTTGAGTTTGTTGTGGAGCTCCATCGCCTCGGCGTTGTCGGGGTCGAAGGATAGATCGAGAGAGTAGGACGTGCGCCCGGTGCCCTCATCAGTAAAGTTACTCAGTCCATACGGAGAACGCATGAAAGGGAACTGAACGTAGAGCTTCTTGTTGTCGCCAGTGTTGAGATAGACGGCTTTACCTCCATTCTTGTTTTTACGAAGTTTCGAAAATTGCACAGCGGCGGGAGAGAAATCGGAAGAGCGTTGGATAGTGAGCGACATTGTTGGTTGGTTATATCTATAGTAGGAACTTTGACTTTAAGTAAGTTTTTTTGTTGACATATTCTAAAAGTATTATGGGTTTCTTTAAAGATTGTGGATGTGGCTGTAATGGCGAAAAGCAACAGGAGAAGTTTATGATTTCGGTCATTTCCGGTCTCACCTTCTTCATCGTTGCGAATCCCGAGACCTTCCGTCTCGTCAGGCGAGTTCTGGGACCCAGGATCGCCACCCCCACGGGGTGCCCCTCTACGATGGGTCTCCTCGTGCACACACTCGTCTTCATCCTCGTCGTGTGGGGCATGATGAACATCAAGAAGGAGGGTACCACCACCAAGAACGGTGGTAGGTGTGGGAAGAAGGTTGTCGTCGAACCCCCAGTCCCAATGGTGGAGGCTCCAGATGCTGAGCCCGGTTTCGCCGAACCCCAGATTGAGCTTACGGATACAGGTGGTAATCTCGCCCCAATGGCTATCAATTCTGATGGAGCTCTTTTCTAGATTAAAAATCTTCGTCAAATCCAATATCATCCGAGGTGTCATCCATCTTCCCGTAGTCCCCGACCCTCTTCTCGAAGAAGTTGGTCTTCCCATCAAGGCTAATATTCTCCATGAAGTCGAAGGGATTCTTGGAACCCCAGATTGGGGGTTGTCCAATTTGCTTCAAGAGACGGTCGGAAACGTACTCGATATATTCGGACATCTTCTCGGAGTTCATCCCTATGAGATTGCAGGGGAGGGCATCCAAGATGAAGCCTTTTTCAATTTCCACAGCCTCTCTAACGATGGCGTGAATCGTCTCTGTGGAGGGTTTGTTACGTAGGAGCTTGAAGAGTTCAACAGCAAACTCCTGGTGGAGACCTTCATCCCTGGAAATGAGTTCATTTGAGAAGCACAGCCCGGGCATCAGTCCCCGCTTCTTGAGCCAGTAGATGGCACAGAAACTCCCAGAGAAGAAGATCCCCTCGACACAGGCGAACGCGAAGAGGCGTTCAGCGAAGGTTCGGGACTTGGTATCGAACCATTTTAGAGCCCAGTTGGCTTTACGCTTTATACAGGGGACGGTTTGTATAGCTTCGAAGAGGTGTTTTTTTTCAGTAGAATCTTTGATGTATTTGTCTATGAGTTTAGAGTACGTCTCCCCATGGACCATTTCATTATGGCATTGGTATGCATAGAATGAACGAGCCTCGGAGATTTGTACCTCATCGGCGAAATTGTTATTGATATTCTCAAAAACAATTCCATCGGAGCCAGCGAAGAACGCCAGGATATACTTGATGAATTTTCGCTCATTGTCATTTAAATTTTTCCAGTCTTCCATGTCACTGGATAGATCTACCTCTTCCGCTGTCCAGTTGGACATTTGAGCCTTCTTGTAGAGTTCCCAGAGCTCGGGATATTTCAGGGGGAAGACAGTAAATCTATCGAGTGTTGGTGCTAGTATGGGTTCATATTCATCTTCAATGTATTCCTGGTATTCAAAGTAGTTTCCGATATGACGTCCGTCAATAAATATTTGAGGGTAAGAATCGACACTACCACCGCATAATTTTTTTAGTTCCTCCTTTTCTATTAAAATTTTTTCGTATTCGAGACCCTCCGCCTCACTGAGGGTCACCGCGTGGTCGCAGTACTGGCATCCTTCCTTCGAATAAATAATAACTTTCATCTGTGATATTATCCCTGATATTTTTTTGGTAGAAAACTCTAAGCATGATTGTGCCAACTGAAATAAACGAAAACGATATCGTAAAACTACTTGTCAATGAAGACGGAATTGAAGACCAAATGTACGGGGTGGTTGGAATGAATACTGGCCTGACCCTCGGGGTCCGGTACCTCAACCCCACTGAACTTATTTACAAGTCTGCATGTGTCTATAAATTAGATGACGGAGCCCTGTCCCCCGCTCCTTTTGAGAGTTTGATGGAGCATCACCCAAGTGGTACGACGTTCAAGGACTTGGAGATGAAAGATTTGGGGGATGACATGTTCGCCTACTATTCTGAGATTGACGTTGAGGATACAGACAGTGATATTTACGACGAGGGGGAATCTGGTTCCGATCTCGATGGATTTATCGTCTCCGATACTGAAATTGGGGGACAGGACATCAATCCACCCCCAGGACATGAGAGTATCGATAAAGAATGGGAGGGGTGGAAGCCCTCAACATCTGGTGGTAAGAGCTTCAAGGAAACTGTTGATATGATTGAAATGCACGTGAAAAGCCTAAGTCTGTAATGCGTTTGTTGAAAATTTAAAAAAGGTTGTCACATTCAAAACAATGCTGGCAACTATATGGTCTGAATTAGACGCTCTATTACCTAAAAAAAAAGAAGAAAAGCCAGTGAATATAAATATATGTCGAGAATGTTCAGGAACTAAAATTTTTTCGAGAGAGGGATTACCCACGTGTTCTGAATGTGGTCTCGTGGATTCATATTTTGTCGATGATACGGCTGAATGGACGAGTGGGATGAATGACGATGGGAAGGTGAATGATCCATCGAGATGTGGGAATCCCAACGCAAATCCTGAGCTATTCTCTCAGAATTGGGGTAAGGGGACGATCATTTCTACACAACGGGGTTCTAGCTACGAAACCAAGCGGATAGCGAAGATTAATTTTCACATGTCTATGAATCACAAGGATCGCTCACTTTTCCACGCGTACAAGGATATAGATGAGGCGTGTCATTCACTCCCGGATTCGGTTTTGAAAGATGCAAAGATGTTTTACAGAAAGTTCAATGATGAAAAGCTCACGAGGGGGGCGGTACGTTTGGGGATGAAGGCGAACTGTGTGCTTTACGCATGCAGACTCGCC